TCTGTTTGTAGCCTGTTGCAGCACGCTCTGCGCCGCTGTGCTCACCCAGCCCGGTTGTCCGGACACGTCGAATATGTCGGAAAACGATTGCTGCGATGCCAGCCGTGCGGCATCAGCCTGGAGTGACACCTTTGTTGTCGTATCCGCCGCAGATGAGGGGAACTGCCGCTTGCCAGCCTCGGTGAAGGTGACGGAGAATGTCGCCATACCACCTTCGCGGGTCGTCTCGCGCAGCCGGTATGTTTCCACCTGCACATTGAGTTTGCCCAGCCACGGATGAACCAGCTCGGATGGACCTTGTTTCTCCAGGGCTTCCAACATCTTGTCGCGCCCGGCCATGTAGTCCGCGCCGATGATGTGTAGCTCCAGCGAATGCGTCCGTGCCTTCCGCCCCATATCTTCCGGCCACGGATCATCGCGGCCGGGATACTCGTGCGAGGCTACACGCCGTCCGCCTTCCGTATCCTGCGACAGCACCCTGAACGCTACGCCCCGGAACGAGCCTTTCTGCATCTGATCACGCCAGCCCATCAGCCAGCACCTACAGGAATAGGCCCTGTGTCTACATTGATGTCCATGCCGCCGTGTTTCTCAAGACGGTTGACGCGAGCTTTACCATCGGAATCGATTTTGATGTGCAGCGTGCCACCGACTTGGGCAGGGGCGCCGGTATGTCCAGGCGCTTTGCCCTGATCGACAGGGGCGCCGGTCTTTTCAGCAAGAAGACTGCGGTATTTATTTTCAAAACGACTGGCAGTTGCTGGCATTGTTGCATCATTAAAAAGCTTTGCAATTTTATTTTCGCCTTGCTGCCGAACATTCAAAGCCTTTTTAAACTCACCTTCAAAAAGAAAAGATAGGCTTGCAGAAAACGATACAATCGCATCAAAAGCGGCCTCAAATGGCAATGCAATTCCTTTGGCAAAATTTCCCAATACATCCGCGCCTTTTGCGATTTGTAGGCTTAAGCTATCCGCACCGCTACCAACACCATCCATATCTTGAAGTATCTGTGTAAGGCCCTGTGTTACTGCCCGCAAACCAATATTCCCAGCGGATTCTGAACTGATGCCAAGATTCTGAAATGCATGGTTTAACCTCTTTACGTCTGTGGTGAGCGTGTTTGTTTTTATATGCGCCTGTTCATAAGCCGTGTTTGAACCTGTAATTTTCTTGGTTAATTGACCAAGACTGTCAGCCTGAGCAAGAAGGGCATTGGCAGCCGTGATGGATTCCAGTCCAAACAGCTTTGTTTTATCTCTTGTTGATAAATGAGCATCTCGCAAGTTAAGCAATGCTTTAGAAAATCCCACCACAGATGGTTTAAACCTTTTGCTTGTTTGATTCTCAAGTTTAAGTAGAACACCACGAAGGCCTGTGCCCGCTTCGGAGCCTTTTAATGACACGGCTGCCATTGCTTGAATAGCTGCATTGGTATCTTCAAATGACAAACCTGCCATTCTCGCAACCGTTCCCGCCGTCTTTAATGCTTGTGCTGTATCGCCAATCTCAGATGCTCCAAACTTTGCACCCGCCGCAAGCACGTTGATAAAACGCCCCGCCTGCTTAGCTCCTGCTCCGAACTGGTTCAAAGATGAACCCACAGTTTTAGCAGCCTCAGCTAAGGTTGATCCTGATGCTTCGGAAAGTATAATTGCTTGACGTGTTACTTCCGACAAGGCTGCTGCATTGTTTAATAAATCAGGTTTGGCTGACGCTACCAGCTTAAAGGCTTCCACAGCCCCTTGTGCTGACACAATGGTAGTTTTAGAAAACTCTATGGCTTTATTTTTGATAAAATCAAGGTTTTTCCCTGTTGCACCCGTGATGGCAGATAAATCAGCTAAAGTCTCTTGAAACGCCATACCTGTTTGCAATGCTTGCTTGGCAATAAGACCAAGCCCAAGCCCAGCCACGGCTGTTTTTAATCCAGACATGGATGAGCTTAGTTTTCTTGTCGATTTATTCATGCGCTTCAGTGGGCGGGTCAGATTATCAACAGCACTGATGATAATCTTGGTTCTCATAGTCATGTGCTAAGACCCTCCTGTACCCGACACGCTTGTTTGTGCCATGTTATTAACTCATCTATCTCTAATTCCATTAGCTCTGATGGTTGCCAGTGGAAACAAACCGCTAAATCTGTTGCTACTTCCCTCCAGTTGGTTGGATACCCACAAAAAAAACCGCTAAAACCTCACTTATCTTTGCAAAATCAACTGCATCAATATTGGCAGCAACCGCAGGTGACACGCCTGACAATGCAATAATCATTGCCTCTGTGACTGCAATATCACCATCAATAGCATCCATCTCGCGCAGGTGCTTTACTTTGGGGCGCTTAAAAACCAACTCAGTGATGGTTTCCTCGCCCACAGATACTGGATATTTCAGATCAACCTTTGCCGCAACACTCATGCCGTGACCTCATCGCACTTGATTCCTGCGAACTTGACTTTGATTTCGCCTGCTGTTCGCTCCGGCGGTTCGCTGCACCATGCCTGGCGCAATACATAGTGGCTGCCATCGTCGCCCTCGAAGGTGATGTCCTCGCTGGTGATGTCTGCCAGCGCCTGCGCCGACACGCCGGATTTCTTTACGAAGGTGGCATCAATGGTCGGGGCCACCGGCGTTTCGGAATATCCGGCCACGCCCTGATCATCCTCGACCGAGTCGCGTTTCATGCCACCCAGATTGAGCGATGCACCCGGTTTGGAGCGCACCACGCCGAGTTTGGCTGTGGATATGGTGATTCTGCCTTCTACTTGATTGGTTGCTGCCATAATCGTCTCCTTGTTACGGCAGGGGATGAACCCCCGCCCTACATTTTATTTTTTTATACGCGGAACTGGACCAGGTTGGCGAAGACGCGGAGCTGGTTCACCAGGTTCGGCTGATCCACCACGTTGACGCGGTTCGGGTTGGCTGGGTCGATTTCTACGAATAACGTAGAGGCGTAGGACTTGAAGTCCTCCATCAAACCATCGTCAATCTCTCCCTGATAGACCGCGCGCATGGTGGCCGCGATATCCTTCGGACGGGCGATGGCCGCCCCCGACGGCACCGGCTGGCTATCCATCGCCAGTTTGTGCCGCGGATAGCGCAGGCCGATCTCGGAGCGCACGTTGTAGCGGTGCACTTCGAGGGTTTCCGGTGTGTTGACATACAGGTAGGCCACATCGTCCACGCCGGCATCGTTTAACTGATACTGGGTGATGGCAGCCTCGATATGCACACTGCCGTCCGCGCCTACCGCGAACGTGGATATGCCGTCGAACAGCGCCAGATTGCGTTCCGTGTCGCTCCATCGGTCGGTAACGCTCGGGGCGAGCATGCCGGTCAATTTCAGCGTTTGCAGTGGACGGGCCGGATCATTGGACAGACTCTGCGAGGCCCTGGCACAGTAGATAGCCGCGATTTCACACGGCTGGCTCGGTGATTTCTGCGTCCCCATCACGGACACATGCGCCGAGTTGCGTCCATTGCCCCATGTGAGCGCGGCTGCATTCGTGCCGTTGTAGGCGGCGAATGCACGCCCTCCAATTTGTTGCATGGCGCTGTAGCGTGCGTCCAGTTCGGTCTCCAGCAATACCAGGTTGGCCGTGTCGGTATACGGCATGGCGATCCAGCGATACCACGATGCGGCAATCGCGGCGATGGTGGTGCTGATATCCGGATTACCCGTGCCTCCGGACATGACCGTGATGACCGTGCCAACGCCTGCTGGCGTTTCCTCGCCGTAATAGTTCATGCGCACATCGATGTCGTTGCCGCACTCGCCTTTATGGCGGGCGGTGAACGTGACGGTGCCGGCGACGTTCGCTGCTGTCACAGGCAGGCGTGTGTCCGCATTGACGGCAGCCGCCAGGGCATCGCCGACGACTGTGGCAGAATCACCGGAACCAACGGCTGCCTGCACGCGGCGTCCGCCGATATATAGATTCAGCGTCCCGGCTGCCGTGGACGGACCTGTAAGGCCGATCGTTCCTGTCGCCGCCGCACCGGCGCCGTTGTCGTCCAGGGCAATCGCCCAGGTCTCCGTCCACTGATCGATTTCCATGACGTGCGCGCACATCTCCGAGAGCATGGATCCCCGCCCGAATGATTTCTCCGCAGTAGAGGCGGATGTGATGCGCGTCGGAACGTCTGCTGCGACCGTGCCGGCGGCCAGCCGCTGGCCAATGATGAGCCGCTTGAAGCTGGCCTTGGCGAGCCCGGCCAGGCTGGCGTCGAACTCGATATATGCGCCTGGAAGACGCAAGCTTGCGGGAATCTGTGAGAATGCGATTGCAGTCATGATTTGTTACCTCCG